CGAAGAAGTCGATGAAGCTTCTGATGAAGAAGTAGATGAGTCAGATGACGAAGACGAAGTTAATGAAGACTTTGATCTAGACGAATTTGAAGTTGAAGCAGATCCAATGGCAATGCCAATGGGTGGCGATCCAGCAGACGACATGATGGGCGACGTTGAGCCAGCAGGCGACATGGACATGGACATGGCCGGCGACGAAGGCGAAGGCGATGTTGAAGATCGTGTTGCTGATCTTGAAGATGCACTAGATGATCTAAAAGCAGAATTTGACAAAATGATGGCCGGCGACGAAGGCGGCGATGATGAAGGCGACATGGACATGGATATGGACATGGGCGGCGACGAAGGTGAAGAAGACGAAGGCGATGAAGAAGCTGAAGAAGAATCAGTTGCATTCGAAGCTGACGAAGAAGAAGTTGACGAAGTAGCTAAGGCTCCTAAGTCACAAGCAGAGCAGATGCGCGAATATGTTGAAAAAGTAGTTGGAGGCCACGGTGCTGAAACTAAAGGCAAAGGTGAAGACGGCGGTGTAAACAAGAAGTCAACTGTTGCTGGTAAAAACGACATGGGCGGAACTGCATCAAACTTGAACCAGGGCGACACAGGCGATGTAGTCGAAGCAGGTAAAGGTCAATTAAAAGGTAATGCTCTAAGTGACCAAGTTGCAAAAGAAGACAACGCAGGTAACGTAAACGTTCCTGGTGCAAAGGCTGGTAAGGCTCAAAGCGCAGTATCAGCAGGTCATGGCGCCGAGAAAAAAGGTAAGCCAGAAGGTGCTGACAATAAGAAATCAACTATTGGCAGCTAATAAGGACGACGGATGAATAATTTTTTAAGAGAGCATTTGACTTTTGACAACGCAAAGATAGTTGTTGAAAACGCTAACGAAGGCAAAGATCTTTACATGAAAGGTATTTGCATCCAAGGTGGTGTCCGAAATGCTAATCAGCGAGTATATCCTGTAAATGAAATAGGAAGGGCTGTCAAAACTCTCAATGATCAGATAAGCGGAGGATATAGTGTTCTCGGAGAAGTTGATCATCCAGAAGGTCTTAACATTAACATCGATCGTGTAAGCCATATGATTACAGAAATGTGGATGGACGGCCCAAACGGTTATGGTAAATTAAAAATCCTACCAACTCCGATGGGACAACTAGTTAAAACAATGCTTGAAAGCGGCGTTAAACTAGGTGTGTCATCGAGAGGTAGTGGAAATGTTGTAGAAGGCAGCGGCGAAGTAAGTGATTTTGAAATCATTACTGTCGATGTTGTTGCCCAACCTAGTGCTCCTGGGGCGTATCCTACGCCAATCTACGAGCATTTAATGAATGCCCGTGGTGGGTATAAGGCTTACGAACTTGCACAGGCGACAAAACACGATCCCAAGGCACAGAAGTATTTAAAAGAATCGTTGGTTAATTTAATCAACCGACTCCAATAAAAGGAGAAAAATAATGTTGGATGCACTAAAAACACTGTTTGAAAATGATGTAGTTTCCGAGGAAGTGCGCCAGGAAATCGAAGAGGCGTGGAACGCGAAGATTAAAGAAAATCGTCGTGCTGCTACTGCTGAACTTCGTGAAGAATTTGCTAAAAAGTACGAACACGACAAGAAGACAATGGTGGAAGCCATTGACAAAATGCTTGAAGAACGTCTTGCAGCAGAAATTTCTGAGTTTGCAGATGATCGCAAACAACTAGCTGAAGCTAAAGCAAAGTATGCAGTAGCAATGCGTGAAAACGCAAAGCTAATGAAAAACTTTGTAATGGATCAACTAGGCAAAGAAATTTCAGAACTTCATGAAGATCAAAAGGCAATGGCAAGTAAGTTCTCACAACTTGAAGAATTTGTGGTCGAATCGCTTGCAAAAGAAATTGCAGAGTTTTATGAAGACAAAAAAGATTTAGCTGAAACTAAGGTAAAACTTGTAAAAGAAGCTAAAGAAAAATTTGCACAAGTTAAAAAAGACTTTGTCGCAAAGAGTGCAACATTAGTATCTGAAGCAGTTACCAAGACACTTAAAAAGGAAATTGGACAACTTAAAGAAGATATTGAAACTGCACGTAAACACGATTTTGGTCGTAAACTATTCGAAGCATTTGCTTCTGAATATGCAAATAGCTATCTGAATGAAAAATCAGAAACTGCAAAACTGCTTAAAGTCATTAACATGAAAGAACAGCAAATTGCAGAAGCTAAAACATTAGCTGTTAAAGCTAAGAAAATCGCAGAATCAGCTGCTAACGAAAAGAAAATGTTAGTTGAATCTGCAAGAAGAGATAAGATTCTTAACGATTTAGTAGCACCACTTGCAAAAGATCAAAGAGAGATTATGACAGACTTACTGGAATCAGTTCAAACAGATAGACTTCGTTCTGCGTTTGACAAATACCTACCGGCGGTTATCGACGGTAATACTCCAGCGAAGAAGAAGGCAGTATTGGCAGAGGCAAAAGAAATTACAGGCAATAAAGAAGAAACTAACGTTAGTTCAAAAGCAGACGACTCAAATGTTATTGACATTAAGCGTCTAGCTGGATTATATTAAGGAGAAAACTATGTCAGAACTACTAGAAGGACGCTGGCAGGATACCAAAACCGCACTTCTTGAAGGCCTTGCAGGTCACAAGAAAGCTGTAATGGCAGCTACACTGGAAAATACACGCAAGTATTTGTCAGAATCTGCTTCAGCAGGTGCTACCTCTGCCGGTAACGTTGCAACTCTAAACAGAGTTATTTTACCCGTCATCAGACGTGTAATGCCAACCGTTATTGCTAACGAGATCGTTGGTGTTCAGCCTATGACAGGTCCAGTGGGTCAAATCCACACACTAAGAGTACGTTACAGCGATACAGCTGACAACGTAACAGCAGGTGATGAAGCTCTATCACCATTCAAGATTGCGGCTGCTTACTCAGGTAATGATGATGACAGCAACCCAGCAGCAAACAGCACTGCATCACTAGAAGGTGCAGCTGGTAAGCGTCTAAGCATTCAAATCTTGAAGCAAACTGTAGAAGCGAAAACCAGAAAGCTATCAGCTCGCTGGACATTCGAAGCCGCGCAAGACGCACAGTCAATGCATGGCATCGACGTTGAAGCAGAAATCATGGCAGCTCTTGCACAAGAGATTACTGCTGAGATTGACCAAGAGGTTCTAACTTCACTACGTGCTCTAGCAGGTACAGTTGAAACTTACGACCAAGCAGCCGTTAGCGGTACTGCAACATTCGTAGGTGACGAGCATGCTGCACTAGCAGTTCAAATTAACAGAACTGCTAACTTGATTGCACAGCGTACACGTCGTGGCGCTGGTAACTTTGCAGTTGTTAGCCCATTTGCGCTAACAATCCTACAAAGTGCAACTACTTCAGCATTTGCACGTACAACTGAAGGTTCATTTGAAGCACCAACTAACACTAAGATGGTTGGTACATTGAACAACGCAATGAAAGTTTACGTTGATTCATATGCTTCAGACAGCACTCCAGTACTTGTTGGTTACAAAGGTTCAAGCGAATCAGACGCAGCAGCATTCTACTGCCCATACATTCCATTGATGAGCAGCGGTGTTGTATTGGATCCAGGCACATTCGAGCCAGTCGTATCATTCATGACACGTTATGGCTACGTTGAGCTATCCAACACAGCGTCATCTCTAGGTAACGCAGCTGACTACCTAGGCGAAGTTGCTATTACTAGCGGCAACGTCAGCTTCAGCTAATAGTTACTTAGGTAACA